GCACAATCAGCAGACCTAGCAGTATTGCTTTCAGCAGCAGAACAACTAAATATGACATGGGCAGATATTCTTGCAAAGATGGCTGCGTATGCAAATGGAATTCCTGGTGCCGTTCAAAATGCAAGAAACGCAATTGGTGGTATTGGTTCAGATGCTTATGTAGCACCTCAAGATGATGCAGAATCCCTTGCAGCATTTGAAGATTTCTTAACTGTAGTTGAAGAACTTGATGCAGCAACTGCAGCATTAGAAGATGCTTATGAAAAGGGACAGTGGGCACAGTTTGATTCACTACAAAGAAGATTAGCAGCAGCACAAGATGCCTACAACAATACACTGCCAGTATCAGATCCAGGTTCTATTGGAACTGGTGGCGGTATTGGTGGAAAATATGGAATGCTATACCAGGCAGATGGAGGCTTCATACCAAAGGGCACAGACACTGTACCCGCAATGTTAACTCCAGGAGAGTTTGTAGTTAGAAAGTCTGCAGTTGATCAGTACGGCGAAGGATTCTTAAATGATATAAATGTTCAAAGATTTTCAACTGGTGGAACAGTAAGTGCACCACACGGTCTAGGAATGTCATCTATGGGATCTGCAAAACCAAAGGCTAAAGAAGAAGAAAAAAGAGCAACATCATTATTTGATAAGAAGATATGGGAAAAAACTGCTAACTTCTTTGCGCTTCCATCAATAGCAAAAACTGCTTTGGATATTGCAAAGTATGGCGGTATTCCTCAAATGTTTGCTGCTAAGTTAGCAGGTCAGCCAATGAAGTCTGACATAAAAGACAACTTAAATGCTGCTCTAGCGGTTGCACCATTTCCAGGTCTTAAAGCAGTAAAGCCAATAATAAATAAGATAGGAAACGTAATTCCTAAAAGAATAAAAGAATCACTTGGTAAAAACGGTATAGATATATTTAGTAAAGTAGCAAGTAAAGCAAATGATGCCCCAGCGCCAACTACAAGTTTAGTGGAAGAAAAACTAACTATTCCTACAGCCTCTACTGGAAAGGGAGAATGGGATAGCACAGAATGGGGCAAGTATGACGATTGGGTTCCAGGTCCTCTTCCTCTTAAGTCAAGAATTGCTAGTGCTCTATATGGCAATGGTGGCCCAATTGGAAGAGCATTAGAAAGTGCCTTTCTTGCTCCTGGAAGGTTTGCAAGCAACCTTCAAATTCCATTACAAAGTGCGTGGAAATATGGAGGCAAAGATACAAACATAAACGAATCATTCTTAAGTACTAAACTTGGAAGCACATTAGCATCTAAAGCAGTACCATATGTTTCTGATTTAGGTAAAAAGATTAATCCTAGAAGACTTCATGAAACAGATATTCAAGACCTTTCATATCTTCAAAAGTCTATGTTTGATGAAAGTAAAAAATATTCAAATGCTTCATATTCTAATATGTTTAAAAACATAGGAAAAGATATGATGGACCCAGTTAAGGTAACACTTGGCAAATTAAAAGAAGCAATAGTTGCTCCAATAGCAAAACGACTTGCAGACACAAACTTTGGAAGAAATATAAGTCTTGCACGTTTAACTAGGGAGGTAGGTGGAGATGATGCAGAGGCATTTGTAAAACACTACAAGACTCAGGCAATCATAGACTCAATTCCAGGTGGATTAGGTGCTTTGATTACAATGAAGCGGGGCGTTCATAGACATGGAAAGCCTATAGATGACCTTCCGTCTCCTTTAGAAAGATATTTAAAATCAAAAACAGATCCAACAGCAACACCAGTTAATGCCTTTGGTCCAGGACTGTATAGTGCAACTAGTCCACTAATGTCTAAAGAGCATTTTGGACAATTTGGGTCTTATCAATATGGAATAGACTTAGAACCACGTGCAATCGCTAAGGTTTTATCTAGCAAAGGATTTATAGATCCAGAAGGATTAAAAAAGTTTAAAGAAGCATATGTTAAAAAAACTGGTATTCAGCCAAGAGATATGAGCAGTATAAATGCTGACATAACTGATCCATTTATGCAAGAACTACTTAAGGCTGGTTATATTGGATATAGACATGGAGATGCATACACAAATTGGGGTGTTGGAAATATTCCTGGAATGAACCTAAAGGTTGTGGATGCCCCAGATCTTCAGGCAGTAGTAAAAGATGGTAGAGTAGTTATGGTTCCAAGAACAGATATTCCTGCTATCGTTGAACCAAATCTAAAAGAAACTTCAAAAATTGGTACAAGCAAATCTGCTGTTGCAACTATGCTGGGAACAGTCGCTGGTATTACTGGTCTTTCTTTATACGGTGCATCAAAGGCTATTGCAAGCATTCCTTCTTTAGGTTCTACTTCACAAGTAAGTTCCGATGATAAAGTTTTAAGTGGTGGGTTTGGCAGTGGCGGTGGCGGTGGAATGGCAAGTATGATGATGCTTTCTAAGGGTGGACTAGTTCCAAGTTACTTCGCTAAAGGCGGATACGCTTCTGGAACAGACACTATCCCAGCAATGCTTACCCCTGGAGAATTTGTAATGAGTAAGTATGCTGTACAGTCTCATGGAGCAGATACAATGAGGGCAATAAATAATGGCTCATCAGTAGGCGACTCAGTGTATAATTATAGTATTAGTGTTAATGTAAAATCAGATGCAAACCCAGATGAAATTGCAAGAGTTGTGATGACACAAATAAAGGGTATTGACTCACAGAAACTCAGGGGGAATAGATTATAATGGCAACTAACACATATATGTCTGGAAGAAAAAAATATTCAAGACCACAGGCAATGCTATTTGCAGACAACCAGGGAACGAAGGTTGATGGATTTCATATTCCTTCGGGAGTTGAAATAGGGTCAGCAGCAGCCTCTGGAGACTCTTCTGGCGAGTTTATAATACTATCTGATGATAACAGGTCACCCATAACCTTTAATACTTCCAGAATAGAAAAAAGGGAGAGAATGATTAATGGTCGTATGAGATCTTATCATATTGCCGATAAACTTCAAATATCAGTATCCTGGGACATGCTACCATCAAGAGCATACGATACTTATCCTGGATTTGATTCTAATGGAAATCCTAACATGGTTAAGACAGAAACAAGACAAAGCCCCCTAGAGTTTACTAGCGACGGAGGAGCAGGCGGTGTAGAACTACTTGACTGGTATAAAAACCATAAAGGATCTTTTTGGGTTTACCTTGCTTATGATAAGTATACTAATTTTAGCAATGATCCACTAACTGTAGAAGATGATAGATTTAAAAATACAAACAAATACAATGAGGTAATAGAAGTATTTTTTGCAGACTTTAATTATTCAGTTATCAAAAGAAGTGGTTTGAACTTTGATTTTTGGAATGTTGCCTTAACACTGGAAGAGGCGTAATGTTCCAGGGTAAAGAATTACAAAATCATTTAGAGACAAGTTCTTCTGTAAAGACGCAGTCTGCAGTTGTAGTTGAGTGGAATATGAACATACCCTCAAATATATCTATTGCTGGAAACTACCGATACAGGCCAAACACTAGTGGCTCTATTTATAGCGCACTTCCAAACACCTTTGATCCTTCCGATGTTGGAAACTATTACACTGGGGCAACTGATGCAGACGTAAAAATTGATGGAGGCTTTGATGATAATGGAGAGCCAACAACTTTGACAGCATACAAAGAAAAGTTAAAGATGCTTTACTCTTTAGAAGATTGTCTAAAGCCACAAAGACCAAGATCTGGAATTAACAAAGCAACATATTTAAATGGCAGATACTTACACAACCCAAATATTAATATGGCAAAAAGACCAAGATACTATATGCCAGACAAGAATGATCCATTTAAATACTGGACATCTTTTAGAACTGAAAATAAAATTGAGTATGGTGTTGCAAATAAAACTATAAATGGAAGACATAGAATAGAAGATGCTGCTCCATTCGTTGTATACAAGCAGCAAGTTCCAGCAAACAGAGTTATTGTAAAGATGCAAACCAATGTTGGAGAACTGGATTATGGAACATTTTCAAACTCAGCAGGTACATTTTTAGATCCATACTTTGGCGATACAAATAAAACAACTCCAGATAGATGGAAGATTCAGGTTTTAAAAAATAACAACTGGGTAGACGCTGTATCCTTTACAGACAAAGACAAAAGAAAAGATGGAACAGATATAATTAAGTCTGATGGATACGTTGAACTTTCTTATGGCCTTATAGTTCCTAAGTTATATTCAGATATATTTATTTTTAAAGGAGAACTACCTTCTGCAACTCTTAGACCAGATACCGCAGAAGAAGGGCATTCGTTTTTAGTAATACAAAATGATGGAGAACTTGGCACATATCATATTTGGTACGACTCTGAATGGAAAACATTTACTCCAACATATGGTTGGAAACTTGAAGAAAGTTCTGTAGACAGTCTAACAAACTTTGTAACTGATTTAACATCCCCAAAATACTACAACTCTGGTACTGCTAAAAAATATAAAGAGTTTGAATATATTTCTGGAATTAGAATCGTAGTTGAAAGCATGAATAAGTTTGACTCAACATTTGATTTAATTGAAATGTCTTCTAGACTATCGGCAGACATTTCAGACAGAGTGTTAAATTTTTCAGTTAATAAAAGCGCATCAGACCTTGGTGCAAGCGGACTTCCTGTTGGGCAACTACTTGCATCTACTGGTAAACTTGAACTTTTTGATTTTGATGATGCCTTTAATGCAAACAACACAAATAGTATTATTGGAAAGTATGTGTCAAAAAACATACAAGTAAAACTTTACGAGATAATTATGGATGTAGAAGGTGTGGACTACTACGTTCCAATTAAAACTATGTACTCAGATGGATTTCCAAAAACATCAAATGATTCAAAGCAGGTATCTATTGACCTAAGAGATTTATACTTCTACTTTGAATCTCAAACTGCCCCAGAAATTCTTTCAACAAATACATCAGTGAGCGCAGCAGTTTCACTTCTTTTAGACTCAATAGGTTTTTCAAACTATGTATTTAAAAGAGTAGACGGAGAATCAGAAGCCATAATTCCATATTTCTTTATACCACCAGAAAAAACTGTTGCTGAGATATTAGAAGATATAGCAATCTCAACACAGACAGCCATGTTCTTTGACGAATACAATAACTTTGTAATGATGAGTAAAAACTATATAATGCCATCATTAGCGCAAAGACCAACAGACATAGTTCTGTACGGGTCCTCTGACTCACAAGATTCTGGAGTGGTTAAAAACGAAAGAACAAAAACAAAACTTGCAAACATTGTAGAGGTAACATCTGAAGACAACGATGTTTACAATGATGGAAAGATTGTTTATACAACAAGACATATTCAAAGATCTATTGGAAGCATAAAGCAGGCAAGCCTTGTAGATGCCGAAAAGACCTGGATATATAAGCCAGTACTTTTGTGGGAAGTTGCAGGTACAGAAAATACTAAGTCTGCTAATGGAGAGATTGGAAACCAGTCTACGTACATGTTAAGCGCAATACCATTAAACTCTAATCTTTCTGCCACAGTTCCAAATGTTTCTAATAACGTAGTTGTTAATAATGTTATGGATTTAGGAGAAGGAGTTTACTGGATAACAAGATACAATGGATATTTTTATTCTAACGGAGAGATTATAAAGTATGATGCTGTTCAATATAATATTTCTGGTACTGGAGATGTTTGGATTAACAATGTGCAAGAGTATGAGAAGTACTTTTCATCCCTTCCTTTTAACGGAAAGATTTATCCAACTGGCTTAGTAAGAATATATTCTGAACCAAACTACGAAGAAATTTCTGGAATTGTAAAGTTAAAGAATGGCCCTGTTGCAAAGCACGGAAGAGGACAGTTTGGAACGCCAGTAACACTACATACTGCTGGCTTAAATCCATACTGGTCAGACAACGCAAATGTTCGTGGATGCACAATGGACTCAAAGTATTTATTTAAATCAGATCAAACATTGCCAGACACAAGAGTTTTTGCAGCAGGCTTAAGCAATACTCTTGCACAGAAAACAACAAGAAATGGCATTATTAAAAACTTCCTTTCATCAAAGTATATTGCAGAGACAAGCATTAATGCAATGCTTTCAACACAAACTGGAACAGTCCAGTCCTCTGCTTTGATTATGAATGGTCCAGGGTTTACAACAACAGAGTCACCAATTGATTTTATATCATATGTGTACAAGCCATTAACAAATAAGTATAAGCACTTTGGAACTAGAATGAGAATTGTTGGTAAAATTGAAAATGATATCAATCGTGGCCAGACACCAGTAGGTGGATCCACTTACTATACTGTTCCAGGAACTACTCCAGACAAGAACATAAGTATTGTCGGTGGGTCAGGCGGTCTTGGTGTGATGATAAACCCAGAAACAAACAACGGGTATTATTTTGAAATCATTGCGTTAGGAGCAAACAAACTTAATAACTCTGAGAAAGACAATGTTCACAATGTTATATTTTATAAACTAAAGGCTGCTACTGCTGGAACAGAAACCACATCTGCAGTGCCAGTAAAACTGTATGAAGGACTTACAAACATAATTGTAGACGATGGAAAATTTACGGGACAGTACAGAATGGCTGCAGAAGAAAACCCAACAGTATATGACTTAGCAGTTGAGTATCAAGACATAGGCTCACGCAGAAGGTTTTTTCTATACCTAAACAATAACCTAATTGCTACAATAGATGACACTGACCCGCTTCCAATATACAATAACATGTCATTGTTTGTTCGTGGATCTTCAAGAGTTATGTTTGAAAATATCTATGCATTGGCAAACAACTATTCACAAAATACAGCGTTTCAAATTGATGCTCCAATTAGTTCAGCATTCGGAGACTCTGAAATAAATGCAAACGATTCATTTATGAAATACGCCATGTCAGGTGCAGTTCAATCAACCTATCTTACTGGGATTAGTTCTGCTGAGCCTCCAAAGTTTAGCATGTACTTTGAAGAGTTCGGAACAATAATGAGAGAAGCAGCATCATTTAATTTTAAATATGACAAGGCATATCCTGCTTTGTATGCAAAGTTATCTCCAACATTTAATAGATTAAAGGGTTATGCTGTTTCAGGATTTAGAGCAGGGGCATATGGAGCAGAATTTTTAATATTTAATTCTACAGACACAGCACTCAGCCTTGACGAGACAAGCGGAAACTATCTAAGAATTCAAGGCATTACATTTACTCAGCAATCAAGCAACGATCTTACTGTGGATGAATACTTTTCAAAGAATAGTAATTTAGCAGACCCACAGTTTGTTGCTAATTCGTTGGTATCATATCCTAATAAAATTGCAAAAGATTATGAGGACATAAAGTTAAGTCGCATGACTTATGGCAAAAAAGATTTTTCATTAGAGGCTCCATATATTCAGTCACATGATGACGCAGAAAACCTTTTGGCTTGGGTAATTAAAAAAATAATGAAGCCAAGAAAGTCTATAGGTGTTAAGGTTTTTGCAAACCCAATGATTCAACTTGGAGATATTGTATCTGTTGACTACACTGAAAATCAAATAGATAAGGTCGGATCTAAGGACTCAAGGTTTGTGGTATATAATATAGAATATTCTAAAGAAAAATACGGTCCAGAAATGACAATATTTTTAAGTGAGGTAGTGCAATGACAACTGATTCAGTAGCAAATCAACCAGCATCCCAAGCAAAGCCAGCAGTTAATCCAGCGGTTAAGGTTGCAACTCCTTCTTTAATTGCTCTTAGCAATCCACCACTTGAAATTGATATTATGGCAGATCTTATATTTGAAAATATAGGAGGCCAAGAATTAATCAATATATCAAGAAACGATATTATTAATGGACAAGATGTTTTGTATAGCCCAATTAAAAACCTGCAAAGCCTTTACTTAGAATACAATCCTAACAATATAATTAAACTTGAAAACACAGCAGATACTTATTTTAAGAACTTTCCAATCAGGCTTGAGAACAAAATCCCATCAGTAGGCTCAGGTCCTGCTGGACAGATAGTCTATATAGATCAAACAACAGGTGATTTGGTAATCAATGTAACTAACCTTGATTCAGATGAGCAAATAGAGGTTCAAATAGTAAACAACGGTGAGATACTTAATGGTACAATATATGGGGCGGTATAAAAAATGATAACTAATACAGGCAAGAATATTCTGGCAAAGTATCTTGTAGGTCAAGCACCTGCATATGCTTCATATATTGCCATAGGCTGTGGAGCAAAGCCACTAAATACAGACGCAACTCTTGGAGACTACTCAGGTAAACAGGCATTAGATTTTGAGATGTTTCGTGTGCCAATTACATCTCGTGGCTATGTTACAGAAGGCGGACAGTCAAAGATAGTCTTTACTGCAGAACTTCCTACAGCAGAAAGATATGAGATTACAGAGGTTGGTGTTTGGTCTGCTGGATCAAATCCAACAGCAGGAGCATATGATAGCAAGAACATTTATTCATTTACTTCAAATGAAAACTGGGAATACCATGGAACGACAACAGCAACAGCGATTCCTGTATATTACACACCATTAGATTCAGATGACAACATTATAAATATTACGGACCAAGTGTTTCAAACAAATGCAGACAACAAGATTTTTACAAACCAGGAACGTGTGAACAGGTATGAAAGATGCAGATTCTTAAATAACATTATGGTTATAAGAGGAGATATGACAAATCTTTCTGTATCTGGTGGCCATTTGGTTGTTCCACCTGCCTCAAAGCATATACACCTTACTGGCGCAGCACTTGACTTTAATAAGAATGCACCAACAGACGATCTTAGACTTGCATTTTCTGTAGTCAATAAAGACGGAGAATCAAATGTTCAGCCAGATGAGGTTAGAATAATGATAGAGTTTGCAGAGTCTGATGTTCATGGAACTGGAGAGTGGGCAAGGTTTGAGACAGTAGTTAAAGAGTCTGATCCTGGTGTAGATTTTGCAACTAATAGATATTTTGTTTCACAGAAATCATTCCAAGATTTGTACAAAAGCAACGGTTTTACTTGGAGCGTAGTTGATGTTGTAAAGTTTTATGTTGCAGTAATTAAAAATGGCGCAGTATCAGATGATTATTATATATGCTTAGATGCATTACGATTAGAAAATACTACATCTTCAAACCCAGTCTATGGTCTAACAGGATACTCAGTCATTAAAAATAAAAATGCAGAGACGATTACTAAGACTGCTAATACAACTAATCATATTGAGTTTAGGTTTGGGATGGATGTTCTATAGTGTCAGACTCACAAATAAAAAAGGTAGTTATCAAAAAAGAAGATCTTCCAGCATTTAATGGAACCACACAAAAGCACTCTGTAAGATATAGAGTAGTCTCAGAAGA